CATACCACCAGAGTCTACGCAAACACTGCGAGACATATTTAAATCTATTAATGAGGAGACATAAACACAATGGCTAAAACTACACAATATACAAAGATACTTAAGCACCTTAAAGCAACCAAAGGTTTGACACAACGTGAAGCATTGCTTGACTACAGCATACAGTCATTCACTGCTCGTATCAGTGAGCTACGTAAGCTAGGGTACAACATTGATGGTGTGAAGAGTAGACACCCAGTGACAGGACAACGCTACACACGTTATGTATGGCGATCATCTGAGGAGGCAGCGTAACGTATAACCCCTATACTAGTAACGATAAAGAAAAGGAGATAACATTATGGTTTGGGCATTAGTATGGATGCAGCTACTAGTCACCTCTCAAACAGTGAAGTACTATCACGTTGAGACATACACTAGTAAAGAAGAATGCGTTGCAGCAATGAGTGAAGCTGCTGTGTTAGTATCAAACAACAGTGAGACACTAGCTTGCCTAGAAATAAAGATAAATTAATTATCATGCAGCGCAAGAAGAAATGGGTAGCGTATGACAAGGATGGATATGTGCTTGTCATATGCAGAAACAAAAGAATAGTAGAGAACTTTGTTAAAAAGAGGAGTAAGTAAGATGTTAGAAGATAAAACATATAAAGTAAAAGTAGGTGAGTGGAACGATGCAGTTATCTACGTATACGAGAGACACCGTAAATGTCTGAACCCAGATGATAAACCAGACGATCATAGATGGAAACACTGGAAAGAAATACTCACAGTCATACCTGTAAACAATGACTTTGAAGACTACCAGGATACGTCAGGTATGTTCCACAATAATGTAAGGGCTACAGTGGATGCATTATCAGAGCTATATGCTGCAAGTCCTGACTACGAGATGGGTATAGAGTACACTATGAATACCCACCCTTATATTAATGTGTAGGAGGTAGTATGTATTACGGATTAGACATATACAGTAAGGCATCAAAGAAAATGTTTGCTTATCATTCAAGCGACAGCCGTAAGGATATATTGCATTTGAAAAAGATGTATGATACGAATGAGTTTGTTTACATTAAGGAGTGTTATGGAGAGACAGATGCAGATAAACAAATATACAGAGAGTCTTCCAAATATGGAAGTACCACAGCTACCAGTTAGTTTGCTACAACATATGGAGCAGCTTGGTTTGTTACCTAAGTCACATGAAGATGATGGAGTAAACAATCTTGATATGCTTTGGAGAAATGAGGCTAATTATTTTAGGAGGGATGTATTGGATGAAAGAGGAGAGCCATTGTTCTAATGTATAAGATACCTATAGTAATAATAGTAATCTACCTACTCGCATTTGTCTGGTTTGTGTATGACACATATAAAGGTGAAGACGATGGAAGGAACAGAAGAAGATGACACACGATGATGATGAGGTACATGAGAAAGACGATCCCCACGATGACATTACCGAAAGTCTTGGGAATCTATTTAAAGAGAATACTGACAGCACTGAGCGTCCTGATAAACGTGATACTAGGAGGACAAAACAATCAGACGTTCAGCGCAAGAAATCACCAGTGGCAGAAAGAGGGAAAGCCTAACGTAGTTTATTTAATTGACATGCTGATAGGCAAAGGTCATTGTGTAGAATGTTGGGTCTATTGGAAAGTGAGGAGAAAATGGTAGACATACCTAAGCATACATCGAAGCTATCAGCTATTGTAGACTTCTATCTACACAGCAATAACTTTCGTAGCTTGAGTGCTAAGTCACAGAAAGATTACGAGACACACTTGGATGTAATACTAAAGACTAACGTAGAGGGTAGGCTCTTAGGTAACTACACAGTGCGTAGCATCAAAGCTAGACACACTAACCTAGCCTACGAGAAATGGCTTGTGTCAGGTGTACGTACTGCTAACTATCGTAAGGCTATCTTGTCTGCTGCATGGAAGTACAGCTTGAGGTTAGACGTAATGGATAATGACCCAGTACGTTTGATCAAGACGAAGAGCACTAAGCCACGCAAGGTTAAGTGGACTCGTGACCAGGTTATGCAATTTCTTGATACGGCATATAGTAACTTCAAGTGGCGTAGCATTGGGTTGATTGTACATATGTCATACGAGTGGGCACAACGTGTTGGAGACATGCGTACCTTGACTTGGGACAACATTAACTTCAGCGCAAAGCGTCTTGATTTAACACAAAGTAAACGTGGTGCTGACGTGCACCTACCGATACCTGATGACCTACTATCTATGCTTAGACAACAGAGTCAAGACTTTGGATTCCAAGACTACGTAGCACCTAAGACTACACCAGTAGCAGGGGCATATGTGCCTTACGCAATTGATCACATTGATGATGCAATTAATGAAGTCAAGGAAGCTGCAGGACTACCAAAGAAACTGACAGCTATGGATCTACGCAGGACTGCAATCACTGAGATGGTAGAGGCAGGTGTTGAAACTCTTGAGTTGATGCAGGTAACAGGGCATGTAAACCCTGAGTCAGTCAAGCCATACCTAGTCAACACATTTAGTGGTGCAAGTAATGCGTTATCTAAGAGGAGAGGTAAGAGTGATGCCACTTAAATGTAAGAGAGAAGATAACAAAGAAAGAAAATCCGCATATGATAAAGCTTACTATGAATCTAACAAAGAGAAGGTTCTTGCACGTTGTAAAGCTTACTACGCAGCTAACAGAGAAAAAATGATTGCACAAGGTAAAGTTTGGAAACAGAATAACAAAGATAGGTTAAAGGGTTATCATACATCTTATAGGGAGGCTAACAGAAAAAAGATAAATGAAACAATTAAAGCTTGGAGTAAGGCTAATAGACACAAAAGATCTGCGTATCACGCTAAACGTAGATCACTAAAAATAAAACAGATACCCATACACTTGTTGGGTTGCTCTGTAGAAAAGGAACGTATAAATCAAACGTATAAACTGCGTGACTTGTTTACTAAAATTACAGGTATAATACACCACGTAGATCATATGTGGCCTTTGTCTGATGGTGGCCCACACTGGAGTGGTAACTTACAAATCATAACGGCTGAAGAAAACCTTAGGAAACAGGCTAAGATTGACTCAAATATTAAAGCAACAATACAAGATATGTTAATTGAAGAGGAGCAGATGCGTTATGATCAATATTAAGAACTACTTGGAAGCCCTTGATTTAAAAGAAGAATACAGACACAGGGGTGACTGCCCTAAGTGCAAAAGTAAGAACACATTCACTGCTATACGAGATGGTAGTGCGCTGCTCTACAACTGCTACAAGCTTGACTGTAATACCAAAGGTGTAGTGTCATCAGGTATGACAGCAAGAGAGATACAGCGTAAGCTCAAAGGGTATGAAGAACCTGAGTCTGAACACGAGCCATTCACTTGGCCTGAGTATGTAGTAACACCTACTGCAGAACACAGAGATCACGAAAGGTTTATAGGTAGGTGGGGCTTGTATGGTGAGGACTTGATGTACGATGTAATGGATGGACGTGTAGTGTTTCCTATCTATGACAGAGGCAAATTAGTTGGGGCTATAGGTAGATGTACATCTTACGCAGGGCAAGTTAAGTGGAAGCGTTACGATAGGACACCTACTGTATTCACTCGTGTCGTAGGTAAGCCTAGTGGTGTCGTAATGATAGTAGAAGATGTTATCAGTGCGACTGTAGCAGCTAAACTATTCCCTGGATTAACAGGTCTAGCTATACTGGGCACATCATTTAATGTATCTAATATGCAACACTTAGATAATTTTTACAAAGTTATAGTAGCATTAGACCCTGACGCTGCCTATAAAACACTAGAGTACAAGAGAGAGATAGAGGCTTACACAGGGTTAGAAACTATAGCGTTAAGACTCTATGATGATATTAAATATAAAGTAGAAGCAGACATTAAAAAACTAGAGGAGATAGTTTAATGACACCAAGTGAAGAAGCAGAGTTAGAAGCAAGGCTAACATACGAAGCGTTTATTAAGTGGGTAAAGGTTACCTTCTACTGGATAATGGCAATGCTAGTAGTACTAGCGTACTTTAACTTTGGAGTAGATAACAAAACAGGTAGCCAGTACAACGGTGCAGTATACGCACCCAAGAATGTAGGAGACAAGTAATGCAACCAAAGAATGTACCATGCCATATCCGTATCAAGGTAGAGCCAACGCAACAGCAAAGAGGTAGAGCCTGTCGGTTACACGGTAAAGACTTTAAAAGTATAGCTGAAGCAGCGAGGCATTGGAATGTCAACTACTCGTGGGCAGCAGAACAAGTTAGTAAAGGATGGAACAAAGAAGGCTTTCCTCTAAAGTATAGGAAGAGCTATGTCTGAACAGTACTGTACAACAAGAGGTTTAGGATGGGCATTCTTAACGTGTGCATTCTTTATAGTAGGTGTGCCTGTACTGATGTGGTTAGCCTTAGAGGGTAGCAGTTGGTATGAAACATTTAGCATGATGAATCCGATGTGGTGATGATATGAAAAAGACAGCAATAATAGATGAACGTGTACCGCTAGGTAGAGTTTACGTTGACTTGACAGTAGATGAAGTGTTAGAGGCATGTAAGAGGTACGCATCAGACAAAGCTTTTGATGAAGAGTTAGATAAGATATACAACAAGGAGACAAGTTTTGATTGAGAGAGGAGATACACATGATGGAATTAGCATTAATCCGTACTATGTTGGACAAAGAGTTCTACGATAACCATAAGGGTATACGATGTCCTGATAAGATATTCAGTAAGGATGCACGTAAGATCAAGCAGACTCTTGACTACGCTATGGATACATACGGTAAGAACATTACACCTACAGAGTTAGAGTCTCTGTTCTTTGTTAACAATACAAGTATGACAACAGCTAACAAGCTAGTGTTTAGTGAGTTGTTTCAAAAGGTTGCACGAGAGAAGCCCTTGTCTACAGAGATAGCTGATGATATTTTATCTAAGCTCTTTCAGCAGGTGGTAGGTGAAGAGATAGCTAACCTTGGCTTTGACTACGTTAATGGATCACAGTCTAGCTTAGAACCTTTGCGTAGCATACTGAGTAACTATCAAGATGATTTCCTACCCAACCTCAAGGTAGAGTGGGATGATACAAGTATCGATACACTACTAAAAGCCAACGACATACAGTCACAATGGAAGTGGAACATACCTACGCTTAGGCGTAAGACAGAGGGCATCAGCGCAGGACACTTGGTTGTTGTAGGTGCTAGACCTAACACAGGTAAGACTAGCTTTCACGCTAGTACAATAGCTGCACCTGATGGCTTTGCTTCACAGGGTGCTAAGTGTATGGTGCTGTGCAATGAAGAAAGTTATGAACGTGTAGGTGCAAGATACCTTAGTGCCGCTACAAGTATGAGCATGGATGAAGTCAAGACTAACATGGCTGTGGCTGCATTACGCTACGATCCAGTAGAGAAGAACGTATTCATTAAAGACAGTACAGGTAAAGACATGGCATGGGTAGAGGCTATCATAAAAGCTTATCAACCTGACATCGTAGTGCTTGACATGGGTGACAAGTTTGCATCGAAGACAAGTGACAAGTCAGACATCTATCTTAAGGAAGCAGCCATACATGCACGTAACATATCTAAGGAACATAATTGTGCAATCATATGGATGTCACAGTTGAGTGCAGCAGCAGAAGGTTTGGTACATCCTGATCAATCTATGCTTGAAGGTAGCCGTACTGGTAAAGCAGCGGAAGCTGACTTGATGATTCTTATATCAAAGAACAAAGTAGTAGAGGGACAAGACGAAGATGAAAGTAATCAACGGCATCTTTGTATAGCCAAAAACAAACTCAAGGGTGGGTGGCATGGTACTATTCACTGTGAGTTAGATGGAGACAGGAGTCAATACTTAGCATGAGACTTATACTTGACGTAGAGAATACGATAACCAAACGAGAGAAGAAGAACATCCTTGATCCGTTTGAACCTGGACTTGAACTTGTACAAGTAGGTATGCAGAATGTAGACAACCCTGATGAGACTTACCTGTTCACGCTAAATCATAAGGAAGATCAAGACGTTGGTGGCTCAAGGGCTATGAACATTCAGCTTATACTGGATAACACAACGCTCTTGATCATGCACAATGCACAGCATGACTTGATGTGGCTGTGGGAATCAGGCTTCAAGTATGACGGTGACATCTATGACACGATGTTAGCTGAGTATTTGTTACAACGTGGGCAGAAAGAACCTATAAGTTTGGAAGCTTGTGCTGAACGTAGGAATCTAAACTATCAGAAGCAAGACACTCTCAAGGAGTATTACAAGAAAGGATACAACACCAATGAGATACCTTTACAAGAGCTTCTTTTTTATCTTAGGAGTGACCTCGACATTACTCGTGAGTTGTACTTTGCCTTGGAACAAGACTACGCCAAGCCAGAGGCAGAGTCCTTACATAAAGTCAGAAGTATTACCTTCCGCACCTGTAAAGCCCTTACCAGAATGTATATGTCAGGAATCCGTGTGGACAGAAGTGCCCTTCAGCAAGTCCGACTAGAGTTTGAAAAAGAGAAAGCTGAGATAGAAGACAGGCTACAACGTAAGACTCGTAAGCTTATGGGTGACACACCTATCAATCTCAATAGCCCTGAGCAAGTATCTCAAGTTATCTTTAGCAGACGTGTGCACAACAAAAAAGAATGGGCTGACTTGTTTGACTACACTGAGACACAACAAGAGTTTAGAGAAGCTATAGAAGCAAACAGTACTATAGTTAGAAAAACTAAAGCTAGTACTTGCCCTGATTGTAATGGGCGTGGCTTAGTACACAAGCTGCGTAAGGATGGTACACTTTACAAGCTACCAACTAAATGTAAGCCATGTGACAGTAGAGGTTATCTACTAACTAAAACTAAAGAGGTGGCAGGTTTATGTTTCTCTGCACCAAGTAAGAAATGGATAAGTGCAAATGGTTTCAGTACTAGTAAGGGCAACCTTGAAAGTCTTATGGCTACCGCTACAAGCAACGGCATGGAGTCTGCTCTTGATTTCCTTACTGACCTTAAGCGTCTGTCTGCTATTAGCAGTTACCTTAGCAGCTTCGTGGATGGTATCGACATATATACCAAACCAGACGGATTCTTACACGTTAACCTTACCCAAAGTGTTACCAGTACAGGTAGATTTTCTGGACGCAATCCCAACATGCAAAACATGCCAAGAGGAGGAACATTCCCAGTGAAGCGTGTGTTCATATCACGATGGGAGGGTGGACAGATAATGGAATGTGACTTTGCTCAATTGGAGTTCAGAGTTGCTGCATTCCTCTCACAGGACAGCACAGCCATGCAGGAGATAGATACAGGGTTTGATGTGCACTCCTACACTGCAAAGGTTATCAGTGATGCAGGACAGCCTACACAGCGCCAGGCAGCAAAGGAACATACCTTCGCCCCACTCTTCGGAGCCAGCAGTTATGGTAGACCCAAGGCGATAGCTGCATACTACAATCATTTTATGGAGAAGTACCAGGGCATAGCTAAGTGGCACAAGAAGCTAGGCAAGGAAGCAGTAAGACTTTTTAAAATAACCAACGTAAGTGGTAGACAGTATGCGTTTCCTGATGTTGAGAAGAGAGCGAATGGTAGTGTGACACACTTCACTATGATTAAGAACTACCCTGTCCAAGGGTTTGCTACAGGTGACATCGTACCTGTTGTACTACTAGAGTTTGAGCGATTGCTTGAGCCTCTACAATCATGCTTAGTCAATACTGTACACGATTCTATGGTGATAGATGTACATCCTGACGAAGTAAAAAAAGTCTTAGCTATTGTTGAGACTATTAATGCTAATCTAAACTGTGTTATAAAAGACGCATACGATGTAGAAATGAATGTGCCTTTATTATTAGAAGCTAAAATAGGAAAGAATTGGCTTGACACAGTTGACGTTTAGGGTATAACTAACCATCTTTAACTTTAAAAGGAAGTAAGTAAAACATGAATACAGAACTAGC